ACCAGAAGCACCAGAAGCAGCACCAGCAGCAGCACCAGAAGCACCAGAAGCAGCACCAGAAGCAGCACCAGAAGCACCAGAAGCAGCACCAGAAGCAGCACCAGAAGCACCAGAAGCAGCACCACCCAAGAGTACTAAAATGAAGAAATTAAGCATTCTGCCTGCAACGGCAGAAGCAATCACACCTCCTCCCCTTACTATACCACCTGCTGTAAGTACAACAGCTCCTTCGGATAAATTGGTAGAACTGGAAGCAAAGATTAAACATGAAATAAACAAAGATACAACAGGAGTCAAACTTCCTATCACAATTCCACCAACCCGACGTGCCTTTGCAAATTTTATGTTTCAAACCTTTCGATCCTATTATTTGGAAGAACGTCCTAAAGAAATTGATCCAAAAGCGTGTGAAGCGATTAAATCTGCATCAAAAGGGGAACAAAAAGCATTCAAATATCAACAATTGGTACGAGATTATATGCAACGTGCATCTCCTTTTCGAGGAATCTTGATTAATCATGGATTAGGAAGTGGAAAAAGTTGTACATCGATTGCAGCGATCGAAGCACTCATGTCAACCGGTCCAATTATTATTATGACACCTGCATCTCTTCGTCCAAACTATATTGCCGAGATTCAAAAATGTGGACCATTTTTATTCAGAACCAATAATTTTTGGGAATTCTTACTTGTTCCATCTATGGATACAATGACACCTGAATTAGCCTTTTTATTAAATGTAATGAAAATGTCACGAGATCTAATTAAAAAAAGAAAAGGAGCATGGGTTCCAATTCCAGAAAAACCAAATAATTTTCAAACGTTACCTGGATCAGATCAGGATGAAATTCGTGCTCAAATTGAAGAACACATTGAAGAACGATTTCAATTTATTAATTACAATGGATTACGAGGAGAAACAATTCGTGACTGGGCATGTAATACTCCTCAAATGTTTGATGGTGCAACAATTGTGATCGATGAAGTGCACAATCTAGTACGTATGATTAATAATAGTGATTTGGAGCATGGATATTACAAGCATCAAAAAAGTCCAGAACCTCATACAGTCGCAAATTATGTCCCTGTTAGTTGTAAAACTCCTAGAAATTATAGTCGTTCTTATCTCTTGTACAGAATGTTATGTAATGCAGTTGGTGCTAAGATTATTGCGCTATCCGCAACTCCTATTATTAACTTTCCACAAGAATTAGGAATCTTGGCAAATTTGTTAGGAGGGGATATTCGTTTAATTCAAACAACTGTACCATTAAAAGAGAAGGATACTGTATTAACTGCTTTGAAAGAGCATCCTGAATTAGATTTTGTGGAAGTGACACCGCGACAAGAGGGAGGTGCTGCAACGGTTCGTATGACTCCCCTTCCAAGTGGATTTCGAAAAATAGTGCAAGGGGAAGCTTTATCTCAAACATTTGTGCTACAACGGTATGAATCATTGGCAGGTGAGGAAGAGGAAATTCGTCGCGAACGTGATCTTCCTGCATTATTTCAACGGTTAAAACAAATAATTCCCTCCTTACAGGATCCAATCTATTCATGTACTACACGTCTTCCAGATCTAGCAGAGGACTTTCAAACACGATTTATTGATACAACCAAGTTGGAGGTGAAACAAGAGACAAAACTGGTTCTTATGTCTCGGTTATCAGGATTAATCTCTTATTATAAAGGGGAAGATCCAAATATGATGGCAAAAGCAAATCCTGATACAATCTTTGAATTAGATATGAGCAATTTACAATTAGGGGCATATTCAATTATACGACAGGAAGAGATCCAGCAGGAAACTCGTCAATTCTCATCCTCTCTTAAAACGGATATGTATTCATTGATTAGTAAAAATATTAATGCAACATTTAAAATTTATAGTCGTGCAGTCTGTAACTTTGTCTTTCCACAGGATATGACACGTCCTCGCCCAAAGCATCTTAAAAAATTAGTTGAAATTGAACAAACAACCGAAGATACAGTTATAGAAGAAGATGAAGCAGATGAATCATATACATCACAGATTGAGGCAGCAATCGATCAATTTCATAAGAAACGCGAGATATATTTTGCAAAAGGAGCACTAGAACAGTATAGTCCTAAATATCAAAAAATGATTGATACACTTGTAACCAGCCCTGGTCCTGCCTTAATCTACTCGCAATTTAAAACGTTGGAAGGGCTTACCTTATTTACAATAGGCTTAGAACAGCAACAAAATTATGGAGCCATGGAGATTGAAACAGATGGAAAAGGATCTTGGCGTCTTAAAGAGGCTACAAAAGAAGGTGGTAAACGTCCTCGCTATATTCAATATACAGGTGATATTGATGCAGAAAAACGTGATATCTTAAAAGCTATTTTTAATGCAGAGTGGTCCAAAATACCATCTTCCTTGGCAGAAGAAGTGAAGGCTTTAACCGGTCAGGATCATAACCGTGATGGAATGATTGTAAAAGTGTTTATGATTACTCAATCCGGTGCAGAAGGAATTTCCTTAAGCAATGTTCGACAAGTCCATATTATGGAACCTTATTGGAACAAAGTACGAACGGATCAAGTAAAAGGGCGTGCAATTCGTGTTTGCTCTCACGCAGATCTTCCTCCTGAGCAACGTGTGGTGGATACTTATTTTTATATTATGAAATTTAGTAAAGAACAACTTGAAAAAGGATTGGTGAATCAAACATTTAAATTCAAGGATAAATCATTGACAACGGATCAAACGATTTTAAAGATTGCAGAATCAAAAGAACATCTGAATACATCTATATTAAATGTGATGAAAGCTAGTGCAATTGATTGTGAATTAAATAAAAAACAAAATAAAAAACAAAATGGATTTACAGAAGCATGTTATTGGTTTCCAAAAGATAACGATAATCGTACAACTATGACAACAAGTATGGAATATTTATTTCATCCACTCATTGATACAGATATTTTATACCAATCAAGTTCCTTCAAGTCAACTAGCTAGTCTTTTTTGCAGCTAATCTAGCACTTCTTCGCAATGGTGTATCTACTATTGTTGATGTAGGAGGAGTAGATCGAGTACATTCAGATCCTATATCATATCCTATATCATACATTGTTATAAACGGAAGAATCGATATAATGCATACATTTGTACATACAGATGTTAATATATGCTGAATGGTATCATCTATATTATCAGGTTTAATCTCATGATCCCATGTAGATTTCATATACTCTATTAAAAACTGTGTTACGGCAAACATCTTAGGAAATATATATACTATATATGATTTCCTTAAATGAACAAGTATTTAACGACGAAGACGTCTGGTTCGTCTAGATTGTCGCGCTTTGGCTCCAAATGGATATTCCTTCTTCTCTTCTCGTTTCTCCTCCTTCTTTTCCTCCTTCTTTTCCTCCTTCTTCTCCTCCTTCTTCTCTTCCTTCTTCTCTTCACGTTTCTCTTCACGTTTCTCTTCACGTTTCTCTTCACGTTTCTCTTCACGTTTCTCTTCACGTTTCTCTTCACTTTTCTCTTCACGTTTCTCTTCACGTTTCTCTTCACGTTTCTCTTCACGTTTCTCTTCACGTTTCTCTTCACGCTTTTCTTCCTTTCTATCTTCCCGTTTTGTATAATCATTTTTACGTGTATAGTTATGAGCGGCTTTGATAATTGCATTTGATTTTGCATTGATAATTTCAGGAGGATCTGGTATTACATTCCATATAATCTTTGCATCTTCAATTAATGCAGGATATAATGATTCTAACAATTCACGTGTATTCATATCATGATAAAATCTAAAATTAATTAAAAAGTTTAATAGATTAATCGAATCTTTATTACATACATTATATCCATGTTCTTCTTTTATAAATGTTTGAAGTTCTTTTGGAACTTCTTTTTTTGTAATAATATTTCGAATTGCTGCCATAATTTTAATTAAAATTGTTTTCACTTGATTATGCGTATTTATTTTGGATCCAATAATAATCCATCGCTTTGTATCTTTTACAATCGCTTTTATAAAATGTTCAAAATCTAGAGAATCTCCATCATAATAAACAGTTTCATCGTTTAGTTTATCAAAAATACTTAACAAAATATCATCTTTTTTAATTTTAATAATAAGATAATCCTTTCTTGTACTCTTAATATTTTCATAAATTAGCGATACAGCATTATGTAATAATTTTACATAATCACTAATTTTACGAATAACAACCATCCCTACTTATACTTTTGTAAAAAGATCTAGAGAGGTTCCAAGACAATTTTTAATAGCATCTGCTTGAACAAACGCATCTGTCGAATACATAGATCCAGCTAAGGATCGATAGGATTGTTTCACACTACCCCATGGTTGTCCGACGACAGCAGAATTATCATTAGGGTAGGCTGCACCGGATGCTTGACATCCAGCTTCACGAAAGGCACGACCAAGACATTCGGGAGCAAATGGTCCTAATGCATTTTCTCCCACATCGCAAAGATTCACATCCGTTCCTCCTACTGATAAATAGCGCGCTGCTTGTTGAATTTGTGTGGATCGACCACTGACGGCAGCATTTCCAATCGTACCATATGCATTTAATGCAGTGCTAACACTTACATTCCCTCCTCCCCATAATTCAGGAGTAATAACTATAAGATTGGCTTTGGCTAACACATCCATTGCTACGCGATCACTCTCCGTTGGAGATGATCCACGCGCAATCATTTGGTATAAGGACCCTGTCGGAGTAAATCCACGTGCTTTTGCAAGGGCTAATAAACATTCACGGGTCAGTCTTCCATCACGAGGTGCACAGATTGACACAGCGGCAGGAGATGTACGTTCTCCAACTACATTTCCATTGTTGTCCAAGATTGGTTCCGAAGGAGGAGCAGGAGGTACAGGACAGGATCCGCTTGTAAACGGTCTTGTACTGCAAGATCCTTGATCATCTGTTGGATATTTGACGGTTCCATCAGGATTGATAGGAATAGCATGTCCTTGCGAGTCACACCAACCACACTCGGAGGTGACAGCTTCACACAGCGTAATTCGTTTACACAATTTAATATCTTCCATACGAGCAGCATCATCTAAGTTCCAAAACCATTGACCAGTTGGATATTTCTGAGGAATGGTACGATCGGTTGGTCCTGTAATGGTTCCAAGAGTTCCAATACTAATTCCATCAGGTATAAACCACCACCCACATCCAGATTTAGCAGCGGCTGCACGGGTGAGCTGTCGGGGATGACGTGCTAATCGACAGGTCATTTCATCCTTGGATCGAAGTTTAAGTAATGGATCCACTTGAAATCGTTTCTTATAATCAATTACAGTTCCATCTGCTGTGTTTAATGCTTGATTCACTCCACTTATATTCAAACCGGGATCTACATATATACTATGAGAAGGAGGTTGATTCTGTTGCTCTTGTATAAAAGCAGTTTGCTCTGCAGATGTAAAGTGTTCCACAATGGGGTTGGATGTTAGAAACACCAATACAAGTAATACAACCATTAAACATCCAATCCAATACTTCATGGTTCCCTATTAAAGAGTTTGATATGTTAAATTTTGAACAGAGACATTAGCAGGTACATACCAAGGATCTCCTCCATAGAGAAAGGCAGTTCCAGACGGTCGAACTGTTGGTTGTTGTAGTGTTATAGTTTTTCCATCAATAGATAGACTTACAGTAGAATTGATACATTCAAGAATAATGTTGGAGGTTTTTCCAATCGCACATCCAGGGATGTTATCTAATCCCCAGTTTCCATCTGTGTTATCTCCAATACGAACGTGTAGATTGACAGTTCCTGGATTAAACCAAACTCCTGGAACACGATCTCCTGGATTACAGCAATCATAATTAGTAATTGTAAAGTGAACAATAGATGCCCAGGATTCTACAATTCCACGGGGAGTAAGATCAAAGGTGAGACGATAATTAAGTCCTACCGGTAGTAATCCCAGTAAGTTGGAGGGTGAGGGAGTATAGGATAGCGGAAATCTAGGAGGAGCCGGTGGATCCTTGATATAAAAAGTAGCATCATTCTGAAAAAGTGTACTTTCATCATACGGATCTAAAAAGAATCCAAACCCACGATGCCGTAAATATCGATCGGGAAAGTTATAGGATTTGAAGCTAATTCCTTTAGGATCTGCAAGACCTTTCACTGGATAAAAGGAAGAATCTTGTTTTTGAAGATCTGAGGAGTCTACTGTATTTGTATAAAGAACAAAGTTGGAATGACGGAAGACTAGATTTGACTGTCCAACGGGACC